GCTTGTCCAACTCTGCCCGGAGTTTCGGTAGCGCACGCTTGTAGATTTGGTAAACGTGCGTGGTATTTAGGCCCAGGCGTTCGCCTATTTCAGAGAACGACATTTGCGGTTCGTAAGTCATTTTTTGATAATCTCTCTGCGCTTGTCAGGACAGGCTTTCGCGTGAATCTGGAGCAACCTCAACCCGTCCGAGAAACTAGGTTCATTTGTCTTTCTCTGCCGGAACTGGCACAGCCAATCTTCGTGTTTCCCGAGTTGCCGCGATACATCACACAGCACTACGCGGCCTCGCAGGTTGTCGATTAGCTTGTACCAGTCCACTCTCATGCGGCTTTCAGCGAAAGTTCGCTTTCCATCACGTCCAGTTCCAGCAGGAAAGACTTCACTTCGTCGGCCAACTTCTTGCAGTAATCGGCGTCAAACACTTCCCGCACCACGAACAGTTGCAAGTGTTCTGGCAGGCGCGGATCGTAGGAAATGAAGTCGCACCACTCGCGCTGGCAGACCATCATCAAGCCCTGCATCTGTGCCTTGTGCTTGGGCGGGGTTTTCTTGCCGCGTATCCACTCGATATGCGTTGCGGTCAGCGGACACTTGATTTCCACCATGCCCCTATCGCCAATCAGACCGTCAGGCGAACCGCCAAAGCCGTGAATAGTGGGGTGCAGGATAAACCCCGCCTCATGTACGGTTTCGCCTGTGCTGACCTCGTAGGCCATCCGCGCTGCGGGTTCGGTTTCCGTTCCCCATTGCATCGCGCCGTTGGTATAGGATTCCTCGCGGCGTCCGGTCAGGCGTTCGCACACAAGCTGCGCCATGTAGTTAGCGCGACTGGTGGAGTAACCCGTCTTCGTGATTGCCATCAGGTCGGCCAAGCGGGAGCAGGTTACTTTCCCGAGTCGTTGGGCGAACCAGGCATCGGTGCCTTGTACGATTTCCATCATGCGGCCTTTTTCACTTCCTGCGCGACCAGCTTGAAGTCGGCATGGCGCTGTTGTCCGATAGCGGCCCGATCTTGCGGGGTCAGGGATTTCCAGAACGGCTCATAAGTTTCCAGTCCGCCATTCGCCGCGTCGTTTGCGGCTTTCAACAACTCCGGCGATGCCTCTGGCGGCTCCGGTGGTTCTTCCGGCTTGCCCTCGTCAGGCGGCAAATCTTCGCCCGCGTACAGGTACAGACCCAATCCGTGCAGGGCAATGGCTTTCACAAGGCAACGCTGCATCGACGTATTAATGTCAAAGGCGTTCGGGTTCGCAATGGGCTTGTTGCTGTGGTTAATCACCGGCAACTGCATGGTTCGCGCCACACCGAAAGCTGTCACCGTGCAAAAGACCATCATGGTTCCGTCGGGGAACGTCACCGGCTCCCTATACTCCCAATTCGCCGTAGGGTCGGCCCGCATCAAGGTATCCACCGCCCACGCCCAAGACAGGTAGGAAAATTTCTGCTTCTTCTCCACCTTGTCGTTGACGTTGATCTTCGCCAATTCCACATAGTTGCTCATATTGGTTCTCCAAAATCCAGTTAATCTGCTTGTTCAACTCATCCAGGTATTCGTCGCTCAACTCATACAACGCGACGGTCTGATGCCACTGTTGTTGGCTCATCTAGCGCCTCCTTGTATTGCGGTTCTTTCGGCTGGCAATACTTTTCAAACATTGCCTCAACATATGCGTCAAATGCGCCGGTTTCGTCGTCGGGGATCATGCAACCCTCCGCGCCAGTTCTTTTTCCCACCGCGCATCCATTTCCGCGTCATCTGCTGCATCAGCCATTTCGGTGCGGATTTCCAGCCCCATCCTGCCCTCGTTGACAGAGATATACGCACTAGCTGCACGGTCGCGTATGCCCTCGATCTGATCCAGCAACGCCAGGAACGCCGGGTTGATATGCTCGAAAATTCCCGCTGGTGCGGTAGGCTTGAACAGGCTTTCGTCGGCAAGGTGCATCGCAATTAGCGTGACCTCGTTGACTTCGTTTTCCAGCCACGGCATCAGCACGGCGGGAGACTCGCTGATTTCGTCGCTAAGACGGTCGCGGATCATTTGGTCGAAGTTCATTCTGTTACCTCGCGCAAAAGGACAACCCTTGCTCCCTCGTCATATTCTTCAAGTCCGCGACACGCTTGATCTTTAGTAAAATAAAAATCTAGGGCGCTGTCGTTAGTCAAAACCGCCCACCGCTCCACCGGCTTAGGCGCAACACGGTATTCAAACCGGCCAAAGTCCCACAACGGGTAGGTGGGCGCTTTCCATTCTTCGCTGCCCGCACTACGCACCTGCACCGGCTCACCCCGCGAATAAGCAAGCAGGACTTCTGCATACTCAGCAGCTTCTTTTTGCGATTGGCTCACAGCATTACCTCCGTAAGAATTAGCGCCAGCACCGACAGCGCGGCTACGATTTGGTCTTGGGCGTCTTTGCTCATAACGCCCTCAAGGCTAAGTAACCCACCACCGCCCAAAACACCGCTGCTGCCAGTGCAACCATTACGATTAGTGCTGGTGATTCGCGGCGGTCAGGCATGGCTATCCCCTGAATTCTTGCCAGCGATCCGCACTGGCGCGGTACAGCACAAGTAGAACTGTTAGCTATTCACCTCTACTACCGCCTATCTCTGGGCTATGCCGCTGGATCAGGTCAGTGGCCGATGTTCTGGATTCGCCCGAAGGCCGCACTGTCCGGCGTTTGCTGCGTAGCCGTCGAAACGGCATGAGTGACAGATTACAAGTTCACTTGTCAGTTGTCAACGGGTATCTGCAAATATATTTTAGCAACGGGTGTTGACAAGGTGATTTGCGTTTGGTAGGCTTTCGTTATGAGCGAAATCGACACCATTATTAAAAAGCATTTTGGCGATACGCAGACCGCGTGTAAAGTCCTTGGCGTTACCCGCCAGGCTATCTCGTTGTGGCGCATCAATGGCATACCTACTCTGCGGCGCTATCACGTTGACGCGATGATAGCCAAGCGCAGCAAACGTCCTCCCCGCACATGACCGTGAGCAGCGATCTCTCCCCGCTGGCCGCAAGGCAAGGTTGTGTGTGTTCGCCCGTTGTGGTTCGCGGGCTTTTTTCTTCATGATGGGCCGACCCCATCTCCGCGACGAGTTCGGGCCAATCATGCCCGACCGAAAGATCGGCGCGGCTGTATCCGATCGATTACACGCGAACGTGCAGCGCCTAGCCCACATAGACGGACTGACGGAGGCGGCATGGATTCGGCGGGTTATCGAGCGTGAAGTCATGGCTTGCATCGTGAACCATCCTGAGCCGATTAAACAGTACGGTATGTACGCATTAGTACATAAGGTCGAACGTAAGAAATGAGAGTGCTAATTGCTTGCGAATTTTCGGGAACGGTACGCGATGCGTTCGCCCGCGCCGGTCACTATGCTGTTTCCTGCGATCTGCTGCCGTCTGAAACGGTGGGCGAACATTATCAGTACGACGTTCGCAAGGTCTTGCATAACGGTTGGGACTTGATGATTGCTCACCCACCATGTACTGACCTTGCTGTATCGGGTGCCAGGCACTTTGCGGAAAAGCGGGCGGACGGTCGCCAACAGGCGGCTCTGGATTTTGTGCGCCTGCTCATGGATGCGCCTATCCCGAAAATCTGCATAGAGAACCCGATCAGCATTATCAGCAGCCAGATACGCAAGCCGGATCAGATCATTCAGCCTTGGCAGTTTGGGCATGGCGAGACTAAAGCTACTTGTCTGTGGCTCAAGAATCTGCCGCCGCTCAAGCCTACAAACGTGGTTGAGGGCAGGGAAGCCAGGGTTCACCGCATGGCACCAGGCCCTAACCGCTGGAAAGAGCGCAGCAGGACGTTCCAGGGCATTGCCGACGCAATGGCAAGCCAATGGGGTGCCGCATGAAGCGCCGTCGCTCTATACCGGCCCTAGAGGCGATAGACGCTACTGCCGTGGCGCTTGCCCTTGTCATCGCTGACAAACGCGCCAAAAGGCGTCCAGACAAGTCCCTTAAATACTTGCTTACAGGGGTGCGAATTGCGAAAAGCCGCAAAGGTTGATGGCAACCACTCAGTCATCGTTGACGCCCTTCGAGCGGTTGGTTTTAGCGTTCGTTCAACGGCAGCTATCGGACAAGGATTTCCAGATGTTGTGTGCGGCTATGGCGGACGAACCTTTCTTGTTGAAATTAAGGACGGATCAAAGCCACCAAGCGCAAGAAACCTAACGCCGGATCAGGTGAAATTCCGCGATGGCTGGAAAGGTGATTACACGGTTCTGGAGTCTGTAGGGGATGTGCGGGACTTTCACGAACAGGTTTGTTTTGACCTTTGGGAAGCGAAGTAATTTAGCAGCAGTTTGTGCGCTCGGTGATGGACAACGGGGGCGCACGAATTACACGGTACTGGTTGT